TTCATTTCATCCTTACCTTCAGCCTTAAACTTGCCAGACGAAAGTATCTTAAAACGCAGCGAAGTTAGCTCATGTAAAAGCTCATCCTGATCTGGCACTTGGCAATCCCTAGCCTCAAACCACTCGCGGCACTTAAACCACAACTCATCACGCAATCGCTGATAACGATTACCCAAAGCCGGGCTTTCAGCTACGTTCACGCCTCGCGCTGGCATACCCAACTCACGCAAACGATCAACAACACCAGCACCAACGCCTATGCTATCCACGCAAATCTCGCTTGGCCTATCCATGAAGTTTGTCGTTTCCCACTCAGCGAGAATAATGCCGACAGTCTCCATCAAGTCCTTGCCCTGCCACGCCTTAATAGGCTCGATCAAAACATTACCCTGACGCTTTGCTAAAGCCGTTCTGTCGCCGCCAAACCTAGCAGGGTCTAACCCCCAGATCGGCGCAACAGTCATAGGCTCCACATCACGGTCTATCGCAGAGTCTATCAAATGACGCGGTATTAAGCTGTCCTCAGACGTTTCCGCAAACTCGCCCTTAACACGCACCGAAAAGATAGCACTGTCTTCGCCGTATTGCTGCGCCATGTCCTCGATGAAATCTTCGCTCACATACTCAGCATCAGCGCAGCTAACAGTCATCTTATGCCAGCGATGCGAATTGCGATTAAACGCATCATAGAAATACCCAGCGTTTCGCGTAGGATTGCCCACCATGAGTATCTTGGAGCCAGCAGTAGATAACGCACCTTGCGCCACCTCAAAGATTACATCGTCAACGCCAGAACATTCATCAATGACAAAAAGTAATCTTTCATGGTGAAACCCCTGGAGCGCCTCCGGATTCTCTTTTCTTGACACTCTCGCATGACAGCTAGAGTCTACGCCCTTCACGCTGATCTTATCAGAAGTTATCTCAAGCTGGCTCTGAATACCCTTTGGCATCATCCTAGCCCACTTCTGTATTTCAGCCCATAACACCTGATTTAACTGATTGGCAGAGTTGGCTGTGCAAACTATGCGGCAAGATCGTGTGATCAAGTACCACAATATAACCCAACTCAGCAAAGCAGATTTGCCTACGCCGTGACCAGACTTACACGCAACTCGTGGGGTGTCACGTACAGCTTCCAAAGCCTCGCGCTGCCACGCTTGCGGCTCTGCGCCCAAGACCGACTGCACGAACAGCACAGGATCGCCGTGAAGCTTGAGTAAAAGATCAGCAGTAGATGGCTTTTGACTTGCAGAGGGCATGGCTTGCTCGGCGATAAGTGAAAGAAAAAGCCCCCCATCGGGAGAAACGAGGGGCTAGTAACGAGGTAAATCGTTTGGGAGAAAGCAGCTAAACTAGACAAATTTAGCAATTCTACCATGAATATATTAGTCACGCGTCCTATGGTCAACAAAAAATTTAACTAAAGGGTGGTAGTTGGTGGTGGTAAGCGCAGCAAAAAGGGGGGGTATGGGGGGGAGATAGCGCGGCGAAATGTATATGAGGGGGGGTGGGTGTGGGGTATATACATATATACACGCCCCCGTGTGTGAAACGAAGGGGGGGGGTCACTCGTCCAGTTCACCATTTAATCTGAGGTCCATTTTGCTAGGTCTACCTCGTTTACCTCGGTAAACTTTAGGCTTGGGTTCAGGCTCTATTATTTCGGGTTCTTGTGGTTCTTCTGGTTCTTCTTTAGGCGCTAGGCTCTTGATAGATTGTACAAGCTTCCTAGTTTGTACTACCTCTTCATCTTTTTCTTCAATGATTTCAGCATCTTGTACTTCTAAACCTCCCTCTTCGTGAGGGATTGCTACTTCTTTTAGTGCTAATATGTCGTTACGCTCCGATATTCGCTTGGCTACTTCACCAAGCGCTAAAGCAAATTCTGAACCACCACCGACGCTAACCTCTTGTGGAAGGAATTTTGACAGCTTGTTAAGTGTTCCAGCAGCATCTTGCTCTATTTGATCAGCAATAAGAGTGTGAATTGGTTTACCCCTACCTTCAAGCTTATCAAACGCTCGATACATCTCAGTTCTTAGCCTGGCGACTATCTGCTGCCCATGTCCTTTACCTCTATGTTTATTTGTCAATTTATCTAAACCCTTATTTTTATAGATGTTTTACTTATTAAATTATTTTATTCAGTAATGGAATAAATAAAGTGGTAAAATATGCTTGACATTTAATTCAGATATGAATAAATTAGTCATTGTAACGACTAAAGAGGTAAACAAATGACAAACATTGAACAGACAATTTTCGAAATGCTTGTTGAGAACACTGGAACACATATGCTTGACAGTGGCGGCGATAGTGGTCGCGCTTGGCAACGCAATCAGGGAATGACCCTTGAGAAATTCAAAAACCAACCAAGCGCTTATGTTGAAATAAATATGCGTGATTGGAAGGGTAAAACTACCGTTGAAATGAATCCATGCGTTGACGTGTTCCACTTGCTTACTGGTGGCGCTTTAGAGCTTTGCACTTATTGCAATACATTTAACGCATTGCCTGTTAACGATTGGGAAGGTGACTATTACGGCGTTTCAAGTGAAGGTCAACAATGGCTAGATGATTACGGCTTTGAAAAAGACGGTGAAGGCTTCAATACTTATAATTGGGCATCTAATCATTCTCAGGTTTTACAAGGTCAAGAGCTTACTTGCGGTGATGAAAAGTTTGTATTGCTTCAAATACATGGCGGTGCTGATGTAAGAGGCGGCTATACAAACGCCAAGCTATTTAAACTAAATGACTTTGCAGAATATTATAATGTGTTTACTGAGGATTGCGGCTTTAGTGTTGAAAAGCCCGACGTAGATACAGAAACACCTGACATATTTACAGGTGAAAAAAGAGATAATCTACTTAATTTAAGTTGGCATGGTGAATGGATAAATCACGACGGCGGCGGTGCTGATGATGATGATTTATTAGAGTTCGCTACCGCTTGCGGCGTCACCAAAGATAAAAGCATTGTCGTGTACGGTGACGCTTACTTGGACGTGTAGTCATGACCCTTTACGAAATCATAAGCTTGCTCAAGCAATCAACCATTTCCGACTGGCTAGGCGCGTTTCTCGTGTTCTTTATCGTGTTCGCTTGGCTAGTCATAGCCTCAGGAGTTTAGACAATGGCAATTCAATTAAACGCACCAAAACTTAACCAAGAGCAATATCAAAACCTAGTTAGTTATGGTGGACTAAACCAACCCTTTTCAACGTCAGATTTTTATTTTCAAATTCAAAGCGGCGTAAAGGTAGATATCACAACCGACGAATGGTCAGAAAATTTTAAGTTACGTTGTAAGCATTACGGCTTTAACTTTGACCGTGTGATTGCTGAACATTCTCTTTTAATTGATGCAACAAGCTTAGAGCGCTTAAACGCTCACATTCAAGGGTTTTGCCACAACGTCAAAGAGAAGCTAACCCAATGAACCACCAAATAAACACAATGCACCTTGCAGAGTTGGCCGTTTCATTTGCTGATGACGGCCAAGCGCAAACTGGTGAAACACTAAAGCAAGCCGCGGAAGTTATCGACAAGCTAACCTATGAAAACACTTGCTTAAAAATAGAAGTTCAAATGTTAAAATCGGAGTCAGACAAATGAACCTAACCTACGCTTTATTTTTCATGCTCTATGAAGTGGACGCGGTGCAATATCAAACGACTATCTTGATGGAAAGCCCGTTGAAATGCCAAGAGGCAATCATTAGCAGCAATCAGTTCTACGAGTTCAACAATGGCATCGCTGCATGGTGTGAACCAACCGAAATACTAAGGCCAGTTAAAAGGCCAAAAATCAGACCAATGAAAGAGGTAAATTAAATGCGAATTAAAGTAGATCAATGGGAATTAATGATGGCTTTAGAAGAATACTTGAGCAAGAAAGATATTAATTTTGACCTAACGAACACTTACACAGAAATGTACGCTCATGTTACTGAAGACATAAGGCAGCATAAGAAACATAAAAACGGCAAAGTTGTGAAGAATGAATACGGCTATCCAGAATGGGAAACAGTAGGGCAAGAAACAAAATCCCTTCACATTAAAGAATTTGACGATATAGAGATTTATGTGGAGTGTTAACGAGGCATCCTGAAATAATCCCCAAGCGAATCCAATGCAATCCTTAGTACGGTCACGCCCGATTTTTCAGCGTGGCCTTCTTTCTTTGCCCATTCCGAAGGCGACGAGCCGACAATGCACACCCATCTTAACACACTAGCCAAGTCTCGCCCGACAAACTTTAGCGCCTCATTATACTGAATCTCCGCTTCCCCTGCCGTTTCACCACCTCGTTTGCCACCGTCAACAATGACAGCTTCATAATTGCTTGTTAAGCGCTGTAGCTTGCCTGATTTGTAAAACAATGTGTAAAGCTTTTCACCAGCATCATATTGACGTTGTGTAAGCTGTTCACGCGATAGCATACGGTCTAATGGCGTTTGTTGGGTTATCCTTAATCGCTTTTTACTGCCAAGTTTTTTAGACGTTCTCTCGTAGCGTATCCCTGCCGTATGCTGTAGCCTCTCAGACGTACCGAAATCGCTCTCTCTGGAACGCTCATTGAGTGGCTTTTTATCCCTAACCATTATCACCCCCATTACGATACCTAGAACGCGCTCTGTGGGCGCTTAGAACGTCTCCCATAGTCTCTTTTTTCGGGTGTCCTTGTATTTCTCCGGCAAGCGCTGCATATCCACACAAATCTATCCAGTTGTCTTGATGTTCAGAGCCACGACTACGCGCTATTTTTAGCAGTGCCATCATGCTTGCAACATCTACCGCAGACACTTTTACGCCAAGATAAGCACCCCAGAACTTAGCAATCGTTTTAAAGCTCTCTGAAGCATCGCCATAAGTAGCGGCACGATCACCAGAAATAAGCTTCCCGGCAGTCTCTAGTATTTCATCGCGTTTCATTTCCCTGCCTCATATAACCATTGCGCGTTGTTGTTTTTGTACGAGTCACGCTTTTGTTTGTCCTTTTTACGCACCAAGCCAGTTATGGTCATGCCGCGTACGCTGTTCGCTATCTTATGTGGGCTTACCCCTAGCCTTGAAGCAATTTCGTTTGAAGAACTTGCGCCATGCTTTCGTAA